GATCAAAACCGCCGTCAATTCTGTAAACATATTTTTTGCAAAATATAAGTGGAATACTTTTTGTCGAGCTAACACCCACGATTTCATCTTCCACGTCTTTGAAGAAATCACTCGGAACACCGCCCGGAATGGTTGGAACACTTTGATAAATTCGGTATGGCCGAATCTCGGTTCCTTCTTTTGTGTGGGCATAATAAGCCGTGTTGTTGACCACGTGAACGAACTTCGAGAGGGGCGGCGGCTCTAGGTCCACGGTCCCATCGTCAGTGTATAGGACAAGCCCATTTTCCACTGCAAAGTCATCACTCACGTTGTCCACAAAACTTGTGGTACCAAGATTCACTTCGCCAATTTTATAAAATGTTTCCCCGCCCGCAACGGTTCGGTAAATGAAAACCTTGATATTCGCAATATCGTAGTTTCCGCCTGCGGGATTCGCTAGAGCCGGAATGTTTGTGATATTCACATTCGCAATATCTGGCGACTCTGAATCTAAAATCTGAACGAATGAAGTCGGGCCAAAATCTTGAAACTCTTGGTTCCCCACCATGTAGGTATAATGCAAGTGAAACGCATAGGAATATGCCTTATCCCCTACCGCGCCCGCTGTAGCAGTCGGCTCGTCTAAAAATGGCAGACCGTTATTTCGTACCTGTAGAGCATTCGAGGCGTCTTTATAAATTTTAACTGGAAGTGAATACGAATCGTTCGCAACAAACAAGTGCGAGTTCCATTGCGTAAACGAAAGCGCACTGTCTTGAACACCCTCGCTTAGAACCTCATTGTTGTCTGGCCCACGAAGAATTGAATACGCCGATGGGTTTCTGAAAAATATCTGTCGGCCTGAGTTAACTAGAAGCTTTTCATTGTTATTGTAATTGATCAAAGCGCCAAGACGAGCAACACCCGACGGCGCTTGCCCATTAACCAGATCATCAACTACCGAGCCGTCACGCGAATCTATGCCGCCGTCGGAAGTGATAACAAAGTTATCTATTTCTTCCGCCGCTTCATATTCTTGCGCGAACGCGTCGTCAGTTATGCCCTTTGAAAAACTCGTTACTTCAAAGGGTTCTTGGTTGCTAGCCGCCATAAGTTACAACAAAGTCCTTTGTGTTGTCCGTGGTGTAAATATAAAACTGCGTAGCCGAAAACTTTTCGACTGTCGGAGTCACATATTCCCCCGTTGATAAACGACACGATATAAAACACGTGTCATAGTTAAATCCCGCAACCATTGTCACAAGTTGACGATAATGGCCAACAGGTCCAAATGCTACCCAGTTCGCGGCCAAAATTGTAGCTTGTACGCCCTGTAAACTCTGCGCCGTGAGCGGCGGGGAGTTTACACCGTCATGGTTATGATCATTGACCCGCTGAATATCATCAGCCAATGCATCGAACAAGGGTTGTCCCTTGTCACCGTTTTGCGGCTTTTTATAGCCATAGGATAATGTCAGCATACTATTTTTTCACTTCCGGCACAGGTGCGGGAAGCGCAGGTGCGACTTCAATTTTTGGAAGCTCAACCGCAGGCGCCGCACAGAAAGCATCTTTAAGATCGGTGTTTGATATACCCATCACAAGTGCAACAACCGCTGCCAAAACCCCAACAATCCACGCACCAATTCTTTTCGTAGGTAGAATCGTCTTTAGGATTCCCCAAATTTTTAAGCCTGTCATTTATTCCCCCTCTGTTACATTTATATCGGTTTTTTCTTCAACTTCATCAATACGCTTATGCGCCCTAACTGCCGTATCTTTGGCGTCTTTTATTCCGCCCTTTGTTTCCGCTACAAACATTCCGCTTTTGAAAATGAAAGTCAAAAGCGTTAGAATGACTGTCAGATTCCCAAGAACTAAAACCCCAACCGAAACATAAACGCTCGTTGGAATTGTTGCTACCGTTTCACCCATTTATCACCCAAGTTGGATAGTTTGGCATTACATACGTGATCAAGTCTTTTCGGCGGTCCACTGGTCGAACTCGAACACAAGCGTCGCGTTTGGCAGCTTCCACGACTGAAGTCGTAGAAGAATCCCCACCGCCCGCTTCAATAATTTGATATTGATTCAGACAAAGTGAAACATGAGTTAAGGCTTTTGGCGCCTTCCCATAAAAACATAAAGCCCCAGCTTTTGGTGTCGGCAGAGTAATACCACCACTCATTAGAAGCAAATCGTGAAGTGACTGACAAGTTTGGTCGCCCTTTGGGTCTGCGCCAACACTCTCAAGTACGAATTGCACAAAACCGGAACAATCAAATCCCCTCATAGGGTTTGAACCACCCCACACGTATGGCACTCCGATAAACTGCATTGCGTACTCAGTGACTAGCTTCACGCTTTTCCTTTTCTAGTTCTTGTAAACTTATTGCGGCCCACTCAGCTAAATCCATTGGTTCAGGTAGCCAACTTGCCAATTGCGCAGGCGTACACTTATCCACCGTTACCTCGTCGGTTCGGTTAGGAAGATGATCAAGGTGTTCCCAAATACCGCCACGGCCAAAGTTTTTCATTCGCCACGACCACTGGCCACGACGCCAATGAGCAATATAATCAGGACGCTTGCAAGTAGCGACGTATCCGATGAATGCGTTTCCGGATGCGCCAATGTGAATAGGACTTGAGTCATTTGTTAAAATCACCCCGCAATTTTGTAGCAGATAAGTCATACCGTTTAAGTCGAGTTTATTTCGAAGGTCTATACAACCCTCTGTTTTTACATCAACTGTACCACGGTTATCGTCCATATCTTTACCAATAATTATTGGCGTGAATTGAAGCCCGACCAAATACGTGATCAACTCATCCCACCAATCTTTTGGAAAGGTCTTTGTCTGCCAATGTTTCCCTGGATGCAAAACGATTCGCGTATCTTCGGGAAGATCAATAGGCTCAGAGTAAAGTTTTATTTCTTTTGAAGCAATCGGAAGTGTACAACGAAACGCCGATAAAGCCGGATAGTCGACCGCGTTTACAATGCAATGATTGAGAAACTGCCAAGCAAGGTCTGTTTGTTGGTGAATCGTGTGAAACGTCAAATAATTTTCTTCAATTGGCTTTACCTTGTTAAGGTCGAAAACTTCTTTGAACTTCAAATGTCTAAACACTTCTGGAATATGAGTCGCCAAAGAAATCTCAGCCTTGTCGCCAAATTGCTCAAGCGCATAGCGAAGCGTTGGTTCAGCACACACTTGGTCGCCAATCCCGCCCCAAGTAGTGAGCAAAAGATTTTCATGGACACCACGCTCGATTGCTTTCATCGTTCGGAACCCAGGCATCATATGAGCGGGAATTAAAACTTGATCCATTATCCTTCCCACTCAATATCAACTTGCTCACAAAAAACAGAACTCAAAAGTCCAAGCTCTGGAACTGCGAACGCGCCCGTTTGGTGTGCGACCGTTATTGTTTGTCCAGGGGTAACGTCTGCCGTGTGAGTTTCAACTTTAATGCTGGGTCGCTTATGCCAAATGTTGCCAGTAATTTGTGGTTGTCCCAATGCTCCGAACGCTGGGCCTGTAACAAACTGAGCCGTGTTGTATGTTCCCCCAGCTAAGTTCGCACCGAAATTTCCTTGAGCGCCGCCGTTTGAACCCCAGGCATATCGCGTGTTGTATTTCGTAATTACCGCAACGAAGCTTCCGTTTAATGGCTCAATAATATCTTCAACAATACCGTATGAGCCAATCGGATTCACAATCGTTGGCGTTGATTTATCTACGTTGTCACCTGAACCAAGAACGGGAGTTAAAACTTCCTGATTTCCCCAAGCGTAGATTCTGTTTGAATCGTCGATCACATAGTTCGCGGACTGCGCAACCGCGATTCGTTTACAACCACTTGTTAGGCCTGTTACTGTGACTGGCGAAGATTTAGGAAATATATTTCCTTGACCAAGTTGGCCTTGGCCGTTATTGCCCCAAGCGTATACAACACCGTCACGAGTTAATCCCAGACCGTGTTCCGTACCTGCCGCAATGTCAGCGAATAAATATCCGCCGATCACAAGTGAAGGCGAAGATTTTGTGACGATTGTGTTGTCGCCAAGTTGTCCTGCGCCATTGTATCCCCAAGAATATATTGCTCCGGCTTCTGTTAAACCTAAAGTAAACCCACCGAGACCGCCTTGGGTCTGCGTAGATATTTTTGTAAAATTCAAACTACCGACAACGAGTGTTGGCGTACTGAGTGAACCAAATGTTCCAGTACCAAGCTGCCCGACACTATTGTTGTCTCGGCCCCACGCGTATGTTTCAGTCGTAGAAGCTTTTGCAAAAATTGTGTTCGGTTGACTAACGCTATCTATGTCAAAATAATTTCCCTCGTCAGTCCAAAAATCCGTGAAGGTTGTTCCTGGCATAACTTGAACTGGCGTTGATTTATCAACAATAGTCCCGTCGCCAATTTGGCCGTGTTGATTTCTTCCCCAAACATAAAGATTTCCGTTTTCTGCGAGACCAACACAAGTCGAGCCGCGAACTACTTTCTTAAAACGAATTCCACCAACAACAAGTGTTGGTGTGCTTTTTGGGACAGTCGTGTTGTCACCAATCTGGCCGTACTGATTTTGCCCCATGTTTACCATTTGGCCGTCAGCGCGAACAAATGGCGCTTTCCAGTTTTGACCAAGTAGAGCAACGGGCGAAGTTCTGTTTGTAACTGAGCCATCACCAACTTGTCCGTTGGCATTTGCGCCCCACGTCCACACGCGACCGTATTCATCTAAACTTTTTGTTGGATGAAACGCGCCATTTTTTACAGTGTGGCGCTCTGTGAATGAAACCTTAAGTGTTTTAACACCTGCGGGAACAATAAATGGTGTGCTTAAAGTGCCGTCACGGCGAATTGTTTTTTTAGAGTAATTCTTCATTTGTCACCTATCCTAAATAATAGTCAGTGCCGTCACACAAGATATTCCATGAGCCGTAATTTGCGCGAAGAACATAGTCCGACGCAAGCCCCTCGATTTTTGTGGCGGGACTAGGACGAGTCAACGTCACTGAGTTGGTTCCGAATTGGCCGAACTGATCTTTGATTGTGATAAGGAAATTCGCCGACGCGGCAGGAAGCTCTACTGTGAACGCGGCAAGCGTTGTATCGCAAAGTAAAATTCGTTTTGCGTCGCCGCTCGTGAGAACTGTGTTGGCCGAAATGTTTGTAATACCTAAAGCGCCCCAACCACCTGAACCTGTACCTGCAACGGACAACCATGTTGCGCCATTGTCGTACTGAACTTCGAGAAGATCGGTCACGTAAATAAGCCGCCCAGGATTACCTGGGGCAGGCTTTGAGGCGTCGGGATAGTTTTCAAGCCTAGAAGATAATTGCGCAAGGTTAGCCGCCGAAAGTGTACCCTCGGGCGTGACATTGCTTCCCAATAAAAACTGAAGAACACTAGCTGCCGCCCGGTTTAGGCGGACGTTTTCTGCTGCCGTTCCGGAGTTTCCGATATGTAGTTTGTCGTCGTTGCGAAGGAATGCTCGTTTGTTCGTTCCGGAGTCGAGCTTTACACGGCCCTCGGTTGTGTTGTTCCAAATACGACCTTGCGTATTGGCTACGGGGTCCGCTGCTAGGTTTTCGAGTGACGCTTCTTTGATTTCGCCAAAGAATTTTGGCATTTTGAACCCCCTTTTTCACGGGCGTTGGGCCCCCGCAATTCGATTGTTGTTCGAGCCGCCTAACAAGTCAAGCGGCCCATCCATGGGCCTAGACGCCCATCCTTGGCCTATATTAAATTAACCCACGCACCATTTTCATAGCCTCGGAATTTGTTGCTTGTCGTGTTGTAGTAAATTGCCCCATTTTGGGCGCCCCCAGTAGGGTCAGCCGCCCTAACTGGAACACGAGCAAAAAGACCTTGAAGCTCAATAAATCCAGAACTTGCGTCATCTACCCCAGAACCCGCATTTAGCGAAATGTAACCGCCAATACCGCTAGAGGAACTTGCAGTGATAAGTTCTATGTTTCCGCTATCGCCCGCCGTAGGTGAGCCCGTATAAATAGCAATATCGCCAGTTCTGTTACCAGACGTAGCGGTATCACCCGTTTGTAGATTGATACTCCCGGAGTTATTTATACTGGAATTTCCAGTGCGAATATCAATCAACCCCGAAGCCTCGCCTAGCGAAGTTCCCGTTCGAATGTCTATTCTTCCAGACAGTCCAGTTCCCGCAGTTTTGTTACCGGATTCAATTAAAATTCGTCCCGTTGCCGTGGCATTTGCGCCTGCATTGTTGGACGTAATTAAACCCAATGCTCGGTCGGACTGTGTGGTTCCAGTGTTACCTGTACGCAGTACCGAAGCGGTAACGCCACTCGGAGTTGTACTCGACTGCATGATTTCCATGTATGTATTTGCGCCGGAATCGTACCAACGAATTATACCGACTGTGGCACTTGCGAAAAATATATTTCGGCGAACATAAATCTCTTGCCAGTTAAAACTACCAGTACCCAAGGTATACGTGTCTGTGACCGAGGGATTCAGGTTGCCAACGATGTTAACGGTGGGGGCGTTTAGGGTAATGTTCCCTCTAGTACCACCCGCAGAAGTTCCGGTTCTTAAAGTAATAGCCCCAGAATTCCCAGTCCCCGCAGTTTTATTGCCAGTTTCAATTGAAACTGGACGAGTCTGAGCGGCGTTAGCTGTCGCATTGCTTATTGTATAAACGGTTAAATCGCCGACCAAAGATGCGCCACTTATTAGACCAAGGGAACTAGCGGCTCCCGAGGGTGTAGTTAGTGCGCCCCTAATTTCACCATACGTGTTACCCGCAGAATCAAATAGACCGTAGTTAGCACTTCCACCCGCGCCTACTGCGCCGAAGCCATTGCCATGAACTGCGGCCCATGCGACGGCAGTAGAACCTAAAATATAAGTGTTGTTCGCCGACGGGTTAAGGTTTGTACTTGCAATAGAGTTTGTCGAGCCAATCGAAAACCTGGAAGTCCCGCCCGTGGAAAAATTTAACGTATCTGCGCCAGAACTAAAAAGTCCTGTATTGTCGTCACCCGTAAATGAATAACTTGGCGCCCCCGCAGTTCCTAATGGGGCTAGAAGTGGGAAGCTTGCGCCGCCGCTTGGAGTGACCCAGCTTAAAATTCCGTTTCCGGCAACATCCGTTAAAACCTGTCCGGCGGAAGCTACCGCCCCAGGTAGTGTAATTGTATAACTTGATGAAACTGAATTCGGAACTTTTAGTCCTACAAAATTAGTTCCGCCAATATCCACAAACTTAAACGTAGGGGATGCCGCACCACCATAAGTGGTAAAAATAACTTCCTCACAATATAACTCAAATAAATCTTCACAAAAAATTCCGGCGTATTGGCTAGTGCCGTCGAGGTAAAATTCTGACGTTCCGTTGGTCAGTATTGTTTCATTACCGCTGCCTAATTTAAGTATATCTATATCAAGCGTGTCTAAGGAATTTCTTGCCCGCAAAGCTTGGTTGTTATCTAGGCGAATTTCTACGCCTGTAACTGAATCAGGTGCCAGTGGTCCGCCCCCGCCAGAGGGGCCGCCTAAAGGGGAACCTAAAATTGTACGCATTGTTCTGTCTAAAATTCCCATAGTTTCCCCCTAATTAAAAAATTAAATGTCCCAGGCCGAATCCCACGTCGCCAAAGATTCTTGCATCTTTTCAACGTCTGTGGTTGCGCCGACATAAACATATTCCGTTTTCAAGCAAGGACCGCCGTGAACCGTGTTCGCAAGCGCCTCATATTGCTCAGTCACACGGGGTACGCCGTCATATACACGTCGAACCTTTATGACTTCTTTACCCAGTGCCTTTAATAGCTCGTCCGCATTTGTATCTGAACTCATGGTTTATCCCCCGTCTTATTAGAATTTTCACTAGAATCATGAACAAAGTCACTTATCTTCTTTGTCGCACGGCTATCGCCCATGCGCCAAAACAAATGTCCCATCACTACACCCATTAAAAACGTAAAAATCGGGTATTTATAGGACCACTCGATCATTACGTGGCTTATCGAAGTCTCAAAGCCTGCGGTTGAAATCACATAAACATCCCAGACCGCAATCACGATGACTGTCACTAAAATGAAAATCTTGGTCATTGCGGCTTTGTTCATATGAGAACCTTATCCTTGTCTAAGTTAATGCAGACCCAAACGTCGTTGGCCCCAACTGAAGTGTACGCAATTCGCAAGGTTAAACCTGCAAAAACTTTCGCGGGGAAATTGGCCTTTGGGAGCGGTTGGTTCAAAGTTGTGAAATCCACTCGCCAGCCCGTGACACCTTGAAACACCACGCCAGCAATCGGGTGAATGACTTGCATCGCCCAATGGTCACCCTTAACTGCGCCGTCGATTAAAATACAGCTAGTCATCACAAGCGCGTCGTCAGTAATTGCAATGTCTAAGTTTTGCGTGGTGCCAGCCGTAACAGTAAACTCATGCCCCTCGGCGGCTTTATTGAGTTTTATTTTTTCAAATAAATTTGTATTTTGTGGGTCGAAGGTTGTATTGCTTGGCATATTATTCCTCAGTCCATTCAATAGTTATCGACAAGTCCGAACCCGCCATAGTCACGCCAGCTAAGTTGATCGCCAAGTATTCGTTGTCGTTATTTAATGTAATTGTTTTTTGAGGCGAGTCAGTTAGCGAAAATAATTCCGCATACGACGAAACAATTGAGTTTTTACCGGAAATCATTTTTGACACACTTACAAGTGTCCCGACCGCAGCCCCAAGCGCCGACGGGTTAGCTGTATATGAAAACACACTAGCCGTTGCCGCCGCATCGTTAGAGTCATACGGAACCGCAGTTAAACTTGCGCGTGTTCCGCCAGTATTATCAGCCGATCTTTTAATTAACAAA